TGGAATGAAACTTATTGGAAGATCATCAGGTGCTGTTGCGGAAGTTGTAGAGTCATTTTTGGTTAGTGATGAAACTGGATCTTTAACGGGATCATTTTTTATCCCAGATCCAACAAAAAATGGAAATCCAAGGTTCATTAATGGATCTAATACTTTTTCATTATCAAGTGGGTCCAGTATAACAGATAAGAATCTTGTAAGTTATGCTGAAAATGAATACTACTCTTCAGGAACATATAATGTAACAGATGAAAATACTGTTACTACACGGAATTATACAATAATTCCAGAACAAAAAATTAATGAAACTACTATAACTAATACGGTTAGAAATACAGTAACCGTATACAGATAAATACATTTACTAGCAGAAATAATCATTAATAATGACTACCGTAATACCTCCATACGAGTCTAGAAACTTTTTTGCACAACCTTTTTATGTGCAAGATTCTACTGGAATATTTGTAACTTCTGTGGATCTTTTCTTTTCAAGAAAAGATGATTCATTACCAGTGACTGTTGAAATAAGAACTATGGAAGGTGGTATTCCTAGTAATGTTATTATTCCGTTTTCTCAGGTAACAATAAGACCTGATGAGATAACAACATCTTTTAATGCGCAAACTTCAACCAAGTTTACATTTTCATCACCCGTTTATTTAAGTGGACCAACTCAACAAAATCAAAGGTCCAATGCTGATATTAATAGATTAACAAAAGAGTATTGTTTAGTTGTTTATTCTCCAAGTCCAAAATATGAGGTATTCACTGCTACAATAGGACAGCAAGATTTAAACCCAGATATAGCACAAAGAGCATCAAAAACACCTTCATTGCGAGGTCTTTTTAAACCACAAATTTCTGCAACTTGGTCAGAGTCTGAGACGGAAATGCTAAAATTTGTTTTAAATAGAGCAAGTTTTACAACAGATGATGGACTTGTTAGATTTTTCAATCCAACATTAGATACTACAAGATATTCTCACGTAACCTCAAACGATAATTTTATTGCTCTCTCTAAAAAAATTGTCGTTGGACTTGGATCTACTGGATATAATCCAAGTTTAGTAGTGCCCGGAGTAACAATTACACAAGATGCAAGTGGCGCAACCGCAAAACTAATTGGAATTGGTGGCAGTATTTCTACTGGTGTTGGTGTAACTATTTCAACGGTAGGAACTGGTTATACTAACGGTACATTTACTAATGTCTCTCTGGTTACTGAAACTGGTTTTGGTAAAGATGCAAAAGCAACCATTGGTGTTGTTTCGAGTGGAATTGCCACAGTAACGATCACAAGTGGAGGATCTGGTTACGTCGTAGGAGATTCTCTCTTAGTTGGAGATATAGGACAAAATGTTGGATTTGGTGGAAAGTTAACAGTAATATCTACAAGTTCAAATAATTCTTTAGTTTTAGATAATGTTCAAGGAACTTTTACAGTAGGATTGTCAACATTAAGATATACTAATTCTTCCGGAGTTACTACTTCTATTGGAGCTGGAGTTACCGTATCTAGCATTACTGAAGATCAATATTATGATGGACTTCATATGAAGGTAATTCATCCAAATCATGACATGAATTCCACACAAAATTATGTCAAAATAAGTAAATTTAGACCAGAGTTTGACGAGGTTAATTCAACATTAACTAGTGAAGTAACATCAGCACAGACTACTCCAATTTCATTATCTTCAACAACAGGTTTTGATACTTTTGAGGGTCTTGCAGTAAGTGCATCAAACCCTGGATATATTATAATTGGTAATGAAGTAATAGAATATACTGGAATTTCTAGTAATACTTTAACTGGAATAACAAGATCTATTGATGCTCCATTTATTAGAGGGACATCGACTCAGATTTCTTATGGTGCTTATCCATTGGGTACTTATGTATACAAATATGAGACGAATGGAATTTCTCTGAGAAGAATAAACAAAGTTCACAATTTTGCTGAAGTTGATAATACGTCAGTTCATCCAATCGATCTTGATAGTTATTTTATTAAGATTGATATGAGTGATACTGATTTCAATGGAAATTCCATTGGAAGAAACAGAACGAGTGATTTGTATTTCTCAAGAACTAGAGCAATGGGACAATATGGTACAAATATTTCCCAAAATATACAGTTTTCTACATTACAAACAACGGTAAAAAATGCTATTCCACCATCAACAAACCTTTCAGCAAGATTAAGATCCTTTTCAGGAACGAGTTCTAATGGAAATGAATCTTCCTTTGTGGATAATGGTTATGTTGACGTTTCTTTAGACAATGTAAACTATTTTGATTCCCCACAGTTGATAGCATCCAAAGTTAATGAAGATGTGTTTACAACAGAATCTCCAGGAAATAGATCGTTAACTTTGGAAATGTTAATGACATCAACTGATGATAGAGTGTCTCCTATGATTGACTTGGAGGAAACATCTTTGGTTTTAGGTTCATATAGACTCAATCAACCAATAAGTACAAATGAGTACTCAACTGATGATAGAGTAAGAAGTCTATATAATGATCCCCATGCAGCAATTTACATTTCAAGACCAATATTCTTATCAATACCAGCAAACTCATTAAAAGTTTTATTGAGTGGATATATTGGACAAAGTGGAAATATAAGAGTTTTATATAGACTTTTTAGGAATGATAATCCAGCACAATCAATTAATTATGAGTTATTCCCTGGATATTCTAACTATGAAGTTGATGGCAATGGTATTAAACGAGTTATTGATCCTTCAGCAAATGATGGAACTCAAGATACATTTGTAAGCACAGGATCAAATTCTGAAGTTAAAGATTATGAGTATAGTGTAGATGATCTTGAATATTTTGATGGATTTTCAATTAAAGTGATTTTATCCGGAACTAATCAAGCAGATCCACCAGTTCTTTCCGACATTAGAGCAATTGCTACAGTAAAACCTAATATTTGATTATTATGAAATATTTAAAAGTCGAGGACAAAGATGGATTGGTCAGGGATTGTGAAACAAATGCTATTTTAAACGTGGATATAGAATCATACAACCAATATGTTCGAAATTATCAAAATAAACTAAAAGAAAATAAAAGAATACAAGATTTAGAAAGTAAAATTAGTGATATAAAATCTGATATTGATGAAATCAAAAACTTACTCAGAGAGGTTTTAAAATGAGTCCAAATGATATTAATCTAGAAGATATGAATAAACTTTTTGAATATGAGAAACTCTCTAGAGATATAGATAGTGTAGATGATATTAATGTACTTAGAAACTATGCTAAGTCTTACATTAAGTTATACTTAAAACAACAAGAAGTTGTATCTAAATTCTAATGGCAACCCACACAATTACATTCGATCCAACATCAGGAGTTCCTTACGGTGCTAATTTAACCATTAACACTGGAGCTACTTTCAAAGATTCTTTCACAGTAAAAGATATTGCCAGCAATTCTTTTAATTTTACTGGATGGACTGGTTCATCTCAAATGGCAAAGAGTGTTTCTATTGGATCAACTTCTTATGCTGCAGCAACTTTTAACGTTGGATTTACAAGTGCCGCTGGTGGAAAATTTGATATATCTTTAGGATCTACTCAGACAAGATCTTTAACTGAAGGAAGATATGTATATGATATTCTTGTGAGTTCTGGAAGTACTGTTTATCGTATTGCTAGTGGTAATGTTTTGGTAATACCTGGAATATCTTCAGCACCATAAATATCTTAGGGGTAATAAGATAAATGGCACAACCATCTACTAGGCAAGAATTAATAGATTATTGTAAGAGAAAACTGGGTGCTCCAGTTTTGGAAATTAACGTTGCTGATGAGCAAATTGAAGATTTGGTAGATGATGCTATTCAATTTTTCCAAGAAAGGCATTTTGATGGTGTATATCAAACTTTCTTAAAATATAAAATAACAGATGATGATATTAATAGAGGAAAAGCATCTGGTGCTAATGGAGTAGGAGTTTCAACAATTACTGTCAATCAAAATGTTGGACTCACCACTCAATTTAATTTTTACGAAACTAGCAATTACTTGCAAATTCCACCATCGGTGATTGGTGTTAATAAGATATTCCACTTTGATGGAACTAACACCATTACCAATAATATGTTTAGTGTCAAGTATCAATTGTTTTTGAACGATGTTTATTATTGGGGATCGACTGAAATTCTTACTTATGCAATGGTAAAAACTTATCTTGAGGACATTGAGTTTTTACTTACAACGCAAAAGCAGATTAGATTTAATAAAAGACAAGATCGTTTGTATCTTGACATTGATTGGGGTGCAATGAGTTCTGATACTTATCTCGTCATTGATTGTTTTAGAACTATGGACCCTAATGATTATTCTAAGGTTTGGAATGATTCATTCTTGAAACCATATTTAACTGCTTTAATCAAGAAACAATGGGGTCAGAATTTAATTAAGTTCCAAGGAGTAAAACTTCCTGGCGGAGTAGAACTTAATGGTAGGCAGATTTATGATGATGCTCAAAGAGAAATTGATTTAATTATGGAAAGAATGTCGAATACTTACGAACTTCCTCCATTAGACATGATAGGATAACATGCTTAATCCATTTTTTCTTCAAGGGTCTAAATCAGAGCAATCGTTAGTTCAGAGTTTAATTAACGAACAACTCCGAATGTATGGTGTTGAAATTTATTATATACCCAGAAGATATATTACTGAGAAAACAGTAATAAAGGAAGTTATTGAATCTAAGTTTGATAATGCTTATCCAATAGAAGCATACGTTGATACTTACGATGGTTATGAAGGTCAAGGAACCATTCTTTCTAAATTCGGTGTTCAACCATTGAATGATTTAAATTTGATTATCTCCAAAGAAAGATTTGAAACTTATATCACACCGTTAATAAAAAATATTCCAAATATAGAATTATCAACAAGACCAAAGGAGGGTGATTTAATTTATTTTCCTCTAGGAGATAGATTATTTGAAATTAAATTTGTTGAACATGAAAAACCATTCTATCAACTTCAAAAAACATATGTCTATGAGTTGAGATGTGAACTCTTTAGATATGAAGATGAAATCATTGATACTGGAACAGAATTTATTGATGATAATGTAAAGGATGAGGGATACATTCAATCTCTTACTATGGTTGGTTCTGGAGTCACTGCTACTGCTATTACAGGAATTGTAAATAGTGGCGTAAGATTTATTACAATCAAGAATAGGGGAAATGGGTACACATCAGCACCAAAAGTTGCTATTTCCTCTGCCCCTACAGGTGGACTAACTGCTATTGGTATAGCAACAATGATTGGTGGATTAGTTGACTGTAATGGTAATACTGAAAACTATAAGGTTCAAGGGGTAGAGATAATTAATCCTGGATATGGATATACAACTCCACCAGCAGTTGCTTTTGTTGGTGGTGGAGGGGCAGGTGCTGCTGCTACTGCAACTATTGGAGATGGTGTTGTCGGAATTGTAACCATAACTTCTGGTGGTTCTGGATATGAAACAGCACCTACAGTTTCATTTACTCCAGCACCAGGAGCAGGAATCACTGCTACTGCTTCCGCATATATCAATAGTGCTGGAATTGTAACATCGATTTATATTAGAAATGCTGGACTTGGATATACTGTAACACCAACAATAACAATATCTTCTCCATATTCAACAGGAACAGGATCTTATCAGTTTGGAGAAATTGTAACAGGAAGTGTTAGTGGAACGACAGCTGTTGTTAATAGTTGGAATGCTGTTACAAATGTTTTACAAGTGTCCAAAATAAAAGGGTCTTTTGTAAAAGGTGATGTAATTACGGGATCAAAATCAGGTGCTTTTTATAAATTAAGAGTTATTGATACGTATAATTTACAAGATAGATTTGCTGAGAATGAAATAATAGAAGAAGAGGCAGATTCTATAATAGATTTTGATGAATTAAATCCATTTGGAAATCCATAAATAATATATCTAACTTTCCTGACAAATGTTTGAATATTTTTACCACGAAATATTAAGAAGGACTATTATTTCGTTTGGTTCTTTGTTCAATAATATCACTATCAAGCATACAAATAACTCAAATGAAGTTATAAGTTCAATAAAAGTCCCTCTTGCTTATGGACCTACGCAAAAGTTCTTAGCAAGACTTGAACAAGTTCCGGATCTTAACAAACCAGTTCAAATGAGTCTTCCTAGAATGTCATTTGAATTTACTGGTCTGACTTACGATACATCCAGAAAGGTAACAACAACTCAAACATTTTTATCTGCTGTAACCGCAGATAAAACTCAACCAAGAAAGGCATTTATGCCTGTTCCATATAATATGTCATTTGAACTTAGCATCATGACAAAGTTAAATGATGATATGCTTCAAATAATTGAACAAATTATCCCATATTTTCAACCAGCATATACTGTTAGTGTAGATTTGGTTGAAACTATTGGTGAAAAAAGAGATGTGCCTGTTGTTCTTGAAGGAATAACAATGCAGGATGACTATGAAGGAGATTATTCAACAAGAAGAGCATTAATCTATACACTTAGATTCACTGTAAAAACATATCTGTTTGGTCCTGTTGCAGATGTTTCCAAGGATATTATCGAGAGAGTTTCTGTTGGTTACATTTCTGGAGATCGCACAAGTTCTCCTACAAGAGAAGTAACTTATTCTGTAGATCCAAGAGCAATTCAAAGTTACACAAATAATGTAGTAACGAACCTCAGTAAAGATATTTCAAATATTGAAACAATTATAGAAGTTAACGATGCTTCTTCTATCACATCTGGTTCATATATTACTATAGATAATGAAGAGATAAGAGTAGCATCTAAGACTGGAAATAAATTGACAGTTGAAAGAGGTGCTGATAATACTTCACCAACATCTCACGTTGCTGGAACTGACATTAAACTCATAACAGCAGCAGATAATTCACTTATTCAAATTGGGGACGATTTTGGTTTTGATGGAACGTTATGAAAATGACTAAGAAGT